GCATTATCCTGATGGAAAAGGGTATTAGCCGAATGAGCTATATCGGCACACCTTTCATTTTCCAGTTTGACAATATCTCTAGGGGTAAGGGCTGTATCGCTGCGGGTTCTATTGCTCAAGTTCAAGGAATTACCTTTTTCTTGTCAGACGATGGTTTTTACTCATGCGATGGCCAGACAGTTACCGCCATTGGCTCAGAAAAGATAGATCGTTGGTTCTTTGCCAATGCTGACGAGAGCCAGTTCAACATCATGTCCTCTGCTGTTGACCCTGTTCGTAAGTTGATTATCTGGAACTTCAGAACAACCTTTGGTAACAGACAGTTGTTAATTTACAACTTTAAGAATGGCAAATGGACGTATGGAGACGCTGGTGCTGATTACATCTCAGACGCCTCTACCTCTGCGGTTACTCTTGAGAACTTAGACTCCATTTCAGCAAGCATTGATGCTTTGACAGTTAGCCTAGACTCTATTCTGTACATGGGCGGCAAATACTTCCTTGGCGGTACAAATGGTAGATATGTCGTTACGTACAACGGGGCTAACGCTACAGGCAATATCGTGACTGGCGACTTGAACGCTGGTGGTAGATCAGTAGTAACCCTAGCTAGACCTTTGATTGATGGAGGCTCGGCAAATGTTGCCATTGCTTCTAGGAAGTTATTGAGTGAACAGGCTATCTTTGGAACGGCTGTAGCGGCTGACTCTGATAACAGGGTGTCTCTAAGGTCTAATGGTAATTTTCATCAATTCCAGATCACACCGACTGGTCAATGGAAAACTGCTGTTGCCTTGGATGTAGATTTCCAAGGTCAGGGGGTTAGATAATGTTTAGAACGCTTCCTCCGTTTGGTGGCGATCAGCGTCAGACTGCTGAGATTATCCGTGGCATTATGGACGGAAAGACCAACAATACAGGGACGATCACTCTGGCAACTGGTGGCGCTACGACTACCACTCTGAACGACAGAAGAATTGGCGTAGATAGCGTTATCTTGTTTGTTCCTAACTCTGCTGCGGCTTATTCCGATGTAATGCCTTATGGGGCTTTTGAGAGCTTGGTAGATCAAGCGATTGCTACGGCAAATACTGCCTATGCTATGACTTTGGACACGACTGATTACTCAAATGGGGTAACTCTGAGCAACAGTTCAAGGATGAATGTCAAAAACGCTGGGGTTTATAACTTCCAATGGTCTGGTCAGTTTAACAATACCGACACCCAAATCCATGATGTAAGCGTCTGGTTGCGTAAGAATGGTACTGATGTAACTGGCTCTACAGGGGTTATTTCTGTGCCTAACTCGCATGGTGGCGTAGATGGACGCTCAATTGTTGGTTGGAACTACTTTTTAGAGTTGGCGGCTAACGACTATATTGAGATATGGTGGTCGGCTACCAATACTTCTATTTCCTTACAGCATTTGCCTACCCAGACAAGCCCGACTAGACCCTCTACAGCATCTTTGATTACTACGCTGAACTTTGTCACGCCTAACGCTTTGACAAACATCTACACAAGCTCGCAGGGACAGGGTACGGCTACCATATCCCATTTTGCAAATTCAACTGCTGACAAGACTTATAAATATGTTGTTATTGGCTAATTTAGGTATAATTGCGTCCAAGGATGACGCGTCTTGCAGTCCAAAACTCATTGGAGGGAAAGATGCGTAAAGTTGCGATTGATGATGGTTACTGGGAAGACAATGGCGGGTCAATCAATACTCGAATGGCTGGCGGCCTAAATCCCGATGTAGTTCGTCAAGCCCTAGACGATGAGATTAGACCGACTGTTCCATTCCCATCTACTTTTCTGTCTGGTAATGCGCCTATTCCGCAACCTGCTCCTGTAGCGCCTCCGCCTCCTGTGCCAATGCCTGCGCCCATGCCTGCGCCTGTGCCTGCGCCTGTGCCCATGCCTGCGCCACAGCCTGTTGCGCCTCCTCCTCCTGTATTTACGCCTCCACCAGCGCCTCTTGCGCCACCGCCAGAGCCTCCATTACAAGCTCCTCTTGCGCCTGAGCCTGTAGCGCCTCCTCCACCGCCACCGCCACCACCACCTCCTCCCCCCGTGGTGACACCAGAGCCTGCGCCTGTACCGCCTCCTGCGCCTGTGGCTGCGCCTCCTGAGCCAGTAGCCGCACCCGCACCAGTAGCCGCGCCTGTGGCTGCTCCCGCACCAACACCTGCTCCTACACCAGAGCCTGTAGCAACACCTACTACGACTGCGAGTCCAACTATGGCAACAGCAACTACATCAAACATTGACCCAACAATTCAGCCTTATCTGTCTTATGGTCTGTCAGAAGCCCAGAAGCTATATCAAAGCGGTGGCCCTCAGTACTATGGAGGTCAGACTTATGTAAGCCCATCACAGCAAACCCAGACTGGCCTACAGGCTTTGGAGCAACGTGCTTCTCAAGGTAGCCCTTTGACTGGTGCGGCTCAGAGCCAATTGCAAAGCACTATTCAAGGTAACTACCTAAGTGGCAATCCTTTCTTTCAGGGTGCGTTTAACCCTGCGGCACAAGCGGCTGAGTCTAAGTTCAAACAATCACTAGGTGATATTGGTTCTGCGGCATCTAAAGCGGGTCGTTACGGCTCTGGTGCTATGTCAACCATGCAACAAGGTGCTAGTGGTCAGTTTGCTAAGACTTTGGCTGATACGGCAGGAGAATTGGCTTATAGAAATTATGCTAATGAGCGAACCATGCAACAACAAGCCACTCAGGCAGCTCCTGCAATGGCTCAAGCTGATTACGCTGATATTCAGAATATGCTCAAAGCTGGTCAAATGCGTGAAGGCTACACAGGCGCTCAACAGCAAGCTGATATTGAGAAGTTCAATTTCTTACAGAATCAGCCACAGCAAAACTTGGCTAACTTCACATCGACTGTCTATGGAAACCCGATGAGTAGAGCGCAACAACAAGGTGCTACGGCTCAACCCTCTGGTTGGCAAAACCTATTAGGTGGTGCGGCTACTGCGGCAGGTATCTACAAAACTTTAGGTGGAACACAAGGCTTGTCAAACATTGGTAACTGGTTATCTGGTGGCGTTGCGCCTAATGCTTATAACAATGCTGCTCAATATGCTGCTACATCTCCAACTGGTTGGTTGGATTTTTAAGGAATAAATCATGGCAGGACTATTAGATATATTTGGCACAAGCGGTCAAGAAACAATGGGTCTTTTGGGGATGTCTCCAGAGGATATTGGTCGTAGCCGTGATGAGGCACAAGCCCAAGCACTCTACGCACTAGCAGGACGTTTATTCAAAGGCGGTAGCGGTGCATCGTCTGTGCTTGAGGGACTCCAGCAAGGTCAGCAAGCTTATCGACAAGCTATGCAAGGCGGTCTGCAAGAGCAATTACAAAAGGCTCAGTTGCAAGAATTGCTGAAGAAACGTCAGCTTGAACAGCAAGCATTAGCTGAACAACAACGAGTTCAACAAGTTCTCAAACGTGCCAATAGTCCAGAAGTATTTGCAGAAACGCCTTTGACTAATATGTTTGGTCAAGAGGTTGCTGGCCCTAATCAGCCTCAACCTAAAGGCATGGGACTGACTCAAGATGTTGTTAATCAATTGATTGGCTCACAACAAGGTCAAGCCGCTTTAGGTCAAATGGCTGATCTCATGCCTAAGTTGCGCAAAGCAGGAATTGGTGTTGAGCAAAAATCTGAAGACAATCCTTTCTTGGTATTTACACAAGACGAGACTATTCCTAAGAACATCAGGATACTTGCTGAACAATATGCTAAGAGTTGGTCTAGTGGTCGTTTAGACCCTGATCTTGCTGACAAGCGTGTTTCTGAACTTACTGCTGCGGCTCAAAGGGCACAAGAAAAAGAAACAGCACAAGCAAACCTTAAGGCTCAACAAGAGCAAATGAATGAGTTTAAGCGTCAAGGCTTGGCTCAATCTGCTGAAGCTCGTGCATTACAAGGTGAGATTGCTAGAGGTAATTTGGCTATTTCCCAAGCCAATGCTCAAGCTAAAGCTGATGAGAGAAACAAGCCTGTTGCTGAAGCGCAAGAATCATTAAGCCTGATTAACCAAGCTGAGAAACTGTTGGACAAATCCACAGCATCTTTGACTGGTACAGGTGTTGATGTATTGGCAGGTGCAGTAGGTTTATCTACAGAAGGTGCTAAAGCGGCTGCTCAACTTAAAGCAATCCAAGGCGCATTGGTTGCCAAGATGCCAAAGATGTCAGGCCCACAGTCTGATAAGGATGTTTTGCTCTATCGTGAGATGGCTGGTCAAGTTGGTGATTCAACATTACCAGTTGATACTCGCAAAGCCGCACTTGACACAATTCGTCAAATTCAAGAGCGTTATGCAAAAGTACCTGAAGGCTCTAGCAGACCAGTAATTGATAATGCTTTGCCTACTGGTGTGACTGTTAAAAGGAAACCATAATGCCAACCTATGAAGTAACAATTGAAGGTCAAGGCACATTCGAGGTCACTTCTGACAAAGAATTGACTGATGCACAAGCATATCAATACGCATCAAGTCAAATACCAACAAAAGGCAAAAGTGGTGCTACGCCTCTTGCATGGAAAGATGTCCCAGTTGAAGCTGTAAAGAGTTTTGGCCCATCGGTTGCCAATATGGTTGGTGACATTTACCAAGCTGTGACTAATCCTGTTCAAACAGGAAAAGCAGTTTTAGACCTTGGTGCGGGTGCTTTACAGAATATATTGCCTGAGAGACTTGTCCAAATGGTTGGTGAGGATAAGCCAAGCCGTGAGGTTGCTTCTAAGGTTGGTCAGTATTACGCTGATCGATATGGAAGCGCAGAAGGTGCAAAGCAAGCGATTGCAAAAGACCCCGCTGGCGTAATGGCAGACCTTTCTACTGTGTTGACTGGTGGTGCTATGTTGCCAACTAGAGCAGCCCCTGCACTATCTACTGCGGCTCGTGCTGTTGACCCATTGATGCTTGCGGCTAAAGGTTTAGGCAAGACTGCTGAATTGGGTGGCGCGGCTACAAAGCAAGTTCTTGGATTGACTACTGGTGTCGGTGGCGAGCCTATTGGACAAGCGTTTAGAGCGGGTTTAGTAGGCGGTGAAGCTGGTGAGGCTTTGAAGGCTAATATGCGTGGCAATGTTGAGCAGACTGCTGTGCTTGATGCCGCCAAACAAAACCTTGCAGAACTAGGTCGTCAACGCCAACAAGCCTATCGTGCCAACATGGAAAACATTAAGGGCGATAAGTCTATTCTTGATTTCACAGGAATTGATAAAGCCTTGTCTAATGCTCAATCTAAGGTTGTTTTTAAAGGGGAAATTAAAAACGAGGAAGCTGTTGCAAGACTTGCACAAGTTGAAAATAAGATAAATAGATGGAAATCATTAGACCCTGCGGAGTATCACACACCAGAAGGTTTGGATGCTTTAAAACAAAGTATTGGTGAAACTTTAGAAAATATTCCATTTGAAGCTACACAGCAACGAATGGTTGTTGGCGATGTTTATAACGCTGTTAAAAATGAAATTAACAAGCAAGCACCTACATACGCCAAAACAATGAAGGCTTATGCTGACGCTAGCGAGCAAATTAAAGAGATTGAAAGAGCATTGTCACTTGGCAAGAAAGCCTCTGTCGATACTGCCATGCGTAAATTGCAGTCTTTGATGAGAAACAATGTCAACACTAACTATGGTCAGCGTATGCGTTTGGCTCAAGAGTTAGAGTCGGCAGGTGGTCGCCAGTTAATGCCATCATTAGCAGGACAAGCACTTAATCAGTTAACACCTAGAGGCATCCAAGGTGCTACAAGTATTCCAACAAGTTTGGGTGCTTTCAGTCTTGGTGGTTTGCCACTAACTTTAGGTTATGGCGCAGTCTCATCTCCTCGTATTGTTGGAGAGGCTGCTTATGGTGCGGGAAGAGTAGGAAAAGGTTTGCTTGATGTGCAAAATAAACTCCCTGAATTAGACTATCCAACAATGTTCAATCTGCTTTATCAAGCAAATCAACCCAAGGAATAAACATGGCCAAGACAAAAATTTCTGAATTTTCTAGCACCCCTGCTAATAACACCGACATTGACTCGATCAATATCAGCGAGGGCTGCGCGCCCTCTGGCATCAACGATGCTATCCGCGAATTAATGAGTCAACTGAAAGACTGGCAATCTGGCACATCTAATGACCCTTATGTTGTTGGTTCTTCTGGAAGCCTAACGCTTAATCAAGGTACTGCTAATGGAGTAGCTTATTTAAACGGCTCTAAGGTTGTTACAAGTGGTACTGCATTGAGTTTTGATGGTACTAATCTAGGTATTGGCACAAGTAGTCCAGCATCTAAGTTACACATTAATGCTGATACTGGCTCTGCCGTTAACATACTTTCACTACAAACAGGATGGGACAACCCATCTGGTAACAAGTCAATTGTGTGGCGTGATGGCACAAATAATCTTGGTCGTATTAGTGTGAGTTATGCGTCTGCAGCTGCAAAGATGACTTTTGGTTCTTTGTATAACAGCGGATACCAGACATCTGACTTAATGACTCTGGATGCTAGTGGTAATTTGATTGTCGGTGGAACTGCCGCTACAAACACATCTAGCGGTCGTGGAAATATCACCATCAATGGTTCTTCTACAGCAATCCTTTCTATGGGTACTGGTGGAACTGCAAAAGGTTATATCTACCATTCTGGTTCTGACATGATTGTCAATGCAACCACAGGAACTCTTGCATTACAAGCAAACGGAAGTGGTGCGTTAATAAACACAAGCGGTGACTTTTTAGTTGCAGCTACAAGTGCTATTGGTACATCAAGATTTTCTCTTCTTGCAAGTGCAAACAGAAATGGTATTGCAGTACAAGCAGGAGACGATGCCAATTACAACTACAGCGGATACAACACGGCTGGAACAAGAACATTTAGTGTTTTAGGAAATGGCAATGTAGTCAATACCAATAACAGTTATGGTGCTATTTCTGATGTAAAACTAAAAGAAAACATTGTTGATGCCACACCGAAACTAGCTGGGTTGATGCAAGTTCGTGTCGTTAGCTACAACTTAAAAACTGCTCCAGAACGAAAGCAACTAGGCGTTATTGCACAAGAGTTGGAACAAGTGTTTCCATCCATGGTTGATGAGGAAATTGACAAAGACGAAGAAGGCAATAATCTTGGCACTACAACCAAGTCTGTGAAGTACAGCGTATTTGTTCCTATGCTCATCAAGGCAATTCAAGAACAACAAGCCCTAATCACTCAATTACAGGCTGATGTAGCCGCATTGAAAGCATAACTATGACTACTACATGGAAAATCACAAACCTTGATAGCAACACATCTGATGGTTTTGTAACAACAGCACATTGGAACGCTACCGCAGTAGATGGCGAGCATACCGCTTCTGCCTACGCAACAGTCTCATGGTCTGAAGGTACTCCTACTATTCCTTATACAAACCTTACAGAAGCCACAGTCCTGAATTGGGTGTGGGAATCTGTTGACAAGGAATCGACAGAGGCTTCTTTGGCGGCTCAGATTGCTTTGCTTAAAGCGCCTGTGAAAATGTCTGGTACTCCTTGGGGTGAAGCATGAAAAAGCCAAGCTACTGTTGCCAAAAATGTGGTGAACACATAGGTTGGCTTGGTAGATTATTAAGAGTAACGCATAAATGTATTTTGGAGTGAAGCATGAAGCTAGAGTTAGATGTTAACGAGATTAACTTTATCTTGCAGACTCTTGGTGAACTACCAAGCAAGTCAGGAGTTTGGCCTTTGATTCTCAAGATCAAGGAGCAAGCTGAAGCACAATTGCCTAAAGAGCCATCGGAATAATCATGGAACAGCACACCGCAGAAGCCGCATCAGTATTAGCTGGTAAAGCCTCAACATTAGCCACTTATGGTGGTGCGACAAGTGCCGTATTCTTTGGTTTAACCGCCAATGAGTTTGGTGCGCTCTGCGGTGTAGTGATTGGTTTTGTTGGTCTTGTTGCAAACATTTGGTTTAAGTATCAGCATTTGGAACTTGCTCGTAAAGATTTGGAAAAATGAGTTGGGTGCTTGTACTTGCTTTACAGGCAGAGTACAGGTGCGTAAGGTGGTCATGGACAGGTGATGTTTATAACCGCAAGGTAGTATGCCTTGAATGGAAAAAGGTAGAGCGGAAATGATAGACCAAGAGACAGTTAAAAAGTTATTTCACTATGATGCTGAAAGTGGAATGCTACTTTGGCGTAAAGGTAATGATCGAAATGTGAAGCCTTGGCAAGAAGCTAAGTCGTCAAATGGACATGGATATTACAATGTAAAGATAGATGGAAAGTCTTATCGTGTGCATAGATTGATTTGGCTTTATGTTTATGGAAGTTTTCCAGATCAAGACATTGACCACAAAAATAGAATTAGAAACGACAATAGACTTTGTAATTTGCGTTCTGTAAGCAGGACTGATAACTGTCAAAACATTTCATTGCCTAGTCATAACAAAAGTGGACACATTGGCGTGTCATGGATAAAAAGTCATCAAGCATGGACTGTTTATGTAAAAGTGAACAAAAAAAACAAATGGCTCGGTTGCTATAAAAACTTAGATGATGCGATAGCTGCTAGGAAAGCTGGCGAAGCTAAGTATTACAACTTGCCAGAGGTTGCGTGATGTTGGATCCCATCTCAGCCCTAAATGGCCTCCAAAGCGCCATCAGCTTAGTCAAGAAGGCTAGTAAGGTAGCGAACGATTTAGGCTCTCTAGCGCCTATGCTTGGCAAAATGTTTGACGCTAAGAGTCAAGCAACCAAGGCGATGCTTCAGGCCAAGCAATCTAAAAAAGGCTCAAACATGGGTGCGGCTCTACAGATTGAGATGGCACTAGAGCAAGCCAGAGCCTTTGAAGAAGAATTAAAGATGTTGTTCATGCAGACTGGAAAGATTGATGTCTGGAACAAAATCAAGGCTCGTCAAGCTGAAATGGACTTGGCTGATGCCAAAGAGATAAGTGCGCTCAAAGCTGAGGAAAAAAAACTCAGGGAAAAAGAGCAAGAGCAAATGGAAATGGTGGCACTTATTGGCGGGATAGCGTTCGTTATCCTTCTCGTTGGTATCGGCATCAATGAGTTGATGGATTTCTGTGCAGCCACTAGAAGGTGTGGTCGGTGAATGAGTACCAAAAACAATTTGACCTTTTCCTTAAAATATTCGTTAGGCTGTGTGTTGCTTGGTGGGCGCTTGGCCTACTACCCTATTTGCCTGATGAGTTGGCTTCAAAAATCGTAGATAAACTTCTTGGAATGATTGGACTTTAAATGCTCTCACTATTTTCAACCCTTGGTGGTTTGCTTATCTCAGGCTTACCAAAACTGCTAGATTACTTTCAGAATAAGGCAGACCAGAAACACGAATTAGCTCTGGCTCAAATCCAAACAGATCGTGAGCTACAACTAGCGGCACAAGGTCTTGCTGCTCAACAAAAGATTGAGGAAATCCGTACAGATCAGATTTCCATGCAGACCGATGCACAAATGACTGAGGCGGCTTTAAAGCACGATGAGAAGGTGCTAGAGCTAGCAAGTACATGGGTGGTCAACTTTATCGGTACTGTGCGCCCTGTAGTGACCTACATCTTTGTTTTAGAGTTATGCGCTATTAACGCTTGGATTGCTTATTATGTTTATTCACGTCCAAGCCTAGTGACCAACATGGATGATCTAATCAGAGTGACCGACATTATTTTCTCTAGCGATGAAATGGCGATGCTAGGCGGAATTATTGGCTTCTGGTTTGGGTCACGCTCATGGGCTAAGAAATGAAACTAAGCAAAGCTGGCGCTGATCTAATGCACCAGTATGAGGGATGCAGAAACAAGCCGTATCTGTGTCCTGCCCATATCTGGACTATTGGCTACGGTCATGTTCTGTACCAAGATCAGATAAGATTGCCTGTTGTTTATTTACCAAAGCACGAGGAAATGGTTGAAAAACCTACCCTCCGTAAGAATTATGTCTTAAAACCTGAAGACAATCGGGTCTGGTCAAAAGATGAAATCAATTCGTTATTCGCAACTGATGTCGAGCATTTTGAGCGTGGTGTTTTACGACTTGCTCCTGCTTTATCTGGTCGTCAAGGGGCTTTCGATGCGTGTGTCTCATTTTCCTTCAACGCTGGATTGGGCAATTTTCAGCGCTCTACTATTCGGATGAAAATAAACCGAGGTGATTGGGAAGGCGCGTCAGAGGCTTTTATGCAATGGACTAAAGGTGGCGGCAGGGAGTTGGCTGGTCTTGTAAAGCGAAGAAAAGCTGAAATTAAACTATTTTTAGACAATGCCTAACATACCGACTCAACAAGATGCTGAACTGTTTGCCAAGAGTGTAAAGAAGTGGCAACAAGTTTTAAATCTTGGTGATTGGCGTATTGAGAAGGGTATCAAACCCGCCAAACAAGCGATGGCCTCTGTTGAGTTCAACGAGAGCGCACGACTTGCTGTTTACAGATTGGGTGACTTTGGTGCAGAAAAGATCACCCCAGACAGTCTTGATAAGACAGCACTACATGAGTTGCTTCATGTGTTTCTACACGACTTAATGATGGTAGCGAGTGACCCTAAGTCCTCAGACGAGGATATTGAAATGCAAGAGCATAGGGTTATCAATCTCTTGGAAAATCTTTTAAAGGATGGAAATGGGGTCTCCAACACAAACCTGTACTGATGTTGAATTCATTAAATTATGGGGTCAATATCAGTCTGCTGCAAAAGTCGCAGAGCATCTCAAAATTGCAATTAGGGCAGTCTATTTGCGTAGGAGATGGATTGAGGAACACTACAGAATAAAACTTGATGCGGCTGACCATCGTGGTGCGGTTTACGATGCCAAAAGACCTAAGTCGTTTTCACCACTTAAACAAATTGACCTTGGCATCCTAGATGGGTGTGTCATTGTTTTCTCTGATGCTCACTTCATTCCTAATCAGCGTTCTACGGCCTTTAAAGGGCTTCTATGGGCTATCCAAGAGTTTAAGCCTAAGGCGGTGATATGTAACGGAGACGCATTTGATGGAGCGTCTATAAGCCGATATGAAGCGTCTGATATGCCACAGACTTCTGTCATCCAAGAGTTGAAGGCTTGTCAGGCAGCACTTGAGGAAATCGAGGAAACAGCTAAAGCTGAGAGGCACAATGTAAAGCTGGTGTTTACATGGGGCAATCACGATTCTAGGTTTGCCAATAAGTTAGCCCAACACGCACCACAATTTAAAGAGGTTTATGGCTTTAAGCTGACAGACCATATTCCTAATTGGGAATTCTGTTGGGCTTGTTGGCCTACTGATAACACCATTATCAAGCATCGATATAAGGGTGGAGTCCATGCGACTCATAACAATACTGTGAACGCTGGTGTATCAATCGTAACTGGACACCTGCATAGCCTCAAGGTAACGCCATTTGATGACTATAACGGCACTCGTTATGGCGTGGATACTGGAACACTAGCCGAGACTGATGGCCCACAGTTTACTTACGGAGAGCTAAACCCAAGCAACCACAGATCAGGATTTGCAGTCTTAAACTTCTTTAATGGAAAGTTACTGTGGCCTGAACTTGTCCATAAGTTTGACGAGGACATGGTTGAGTTTCGTGGTGAAGTTATTGATGTAGGTGCATTTTGAGCGCGTGGCTAATTGCATTGACTGGACTGATCTACGCCTACATTGCTGTAGAACAGTTTATGAAAGGCAACCCGAATATGGCTATTGTCTATGCGGGTTATGCCAGTTCAAATGTGGGTCTTTACTTACTCGCTAAGTGAGTCGTCTGTGACTGCTTCGTAGTTAACTGCCCAACCATATTTCTCTTGGAACAATAAGAATTCTTGGATAATTTTTATCTTATCAAAGTCAAATGTTTCAATGATTATTTTTTCAGGCTCGGTATAACCAAACGAAATTTCAACTTTATACATCTTTGACAAACAATCCGTTAGGCAATAGTGTGCCTTTCCGATTCTTAATCTGATCGTATGCAACTTCCATGCAGTCTACCAGATTT